TGAATTGGCAACACCTTGTGGTCCGCATACTGGATCACGATCTTGTGTGATACATGATCGCATGGCGCACCAGCACCGAAAGTGTCACAGTCCGTTCTCAGCGGACATTCGTGGCTAAGTAGCTTCAGGTTCTTGAACTTGAAGCAGGCCACTTCCCTTGACTGTTGATCGAGGAAATATAGTTTCAGGCTGTCTTGCTCGAAGTCCACAAAGGAACTCTTCTGGCCTTCAGCGTAACGATCATTGATGGTGCTGAACCAAGCGAATGCTTCGAAGTTCGGCGTCTCAAGAATCTTCACTTCCAGTGTCTTTTCCACGCAGTTCCATTCAACTCGGGTGACGAACTTTTCGAGTTGAGGCAAGAACTTGGGAATCAAGCGAAACGTGTTGGTTGACGGATACAAATTTCTCGCCTTCTTCAGCTTCATAGGCGGGTCGCAAGCCCGGCCTTCGCTGAGGTCAATCCTGACCTTCTCGTGTTTGTTCATTCATTCTCCTTAATCGTAGATCTGAAATTGGTGACGGTCGCTGATGTAGCGGTTTCCGCCAAAGTCCAATTGGAACCAGATATCATAGATGCCGCAGTCCAAATCTTCGGTGTCGAACTGGTAGAAGCCAAATCGCTTCTCTCGGTAATCAACCAATTCCTTGTCAACGATCAATCTAAGATCTTGTTCGGCGGGCAAACAATCACCACATTTCTGCTCGATTGAAATCTTGAGGTCTGACACGATTGCCAGATTCTCATAGTAGGCTCTGAGATCGCTGGCCGTAGGCACGTTCGGTAGGATCTCGATGATGATGTATTGTTTTGATCCCTGTCGGAGTTTGTTCGGCTGAAAGCGGAACTGGAAGTCATAGACAATAGGAATCGGAGTGGTGTACCACAGATTCGGATAAACCTCGAAGCATTGCTCGACGCTTGCATCCGGCTCATCTGTGGAAAAACTTACGGTCCACACATCAAGGTATCGACCGATGGTGTAGACATTCTGGCCCAGTGGCAGAGTTAGAAGATGTGTGCCTGTATCCTCCAACGTGACTGCTGTGCCATCAATAGTTTCGACAAGTCTGCGGCCATCTGGGTTGGCAGCCGAGGCGTTGTCTCTTTCGAGGACATAGATGTCAACCTTGCTGATCGCTTGAAGATCGGCTAGGTTGTTGCTGTTGTAAGTGAATAACCGAAGATTTACGGTGTCCCCTACGGCTGGGTTTTGATACCGTTCTTTTGTCGCCACGACTTGCCTCCTCCTTTGAGCTTGTTGATCTTCTGGTTGATGACACCTTGGACAATGGAGTTGATTTGATTAACTCTTTCGTGCATTTTTCTTGAGTTGTGTCGTCTTAACCAGAAGTTTTTCATGGGCTTATTTCCTTTGTTTCTTCATCTTATCTATGGCCTCTTGCTCCTTTCTTTTCTGTTCAATGAACCGCTGAATGAGCCACTTGCGTTCATGCACTGGCAGCGTCATGCAGTCCTGTTTCGACATGTGCATGTGATATTGGAAGAAGAATAGCTCCTCCATGAGCGTCTGCCATAGCTCTACGCTGGGACTTCGCTTACCATCTTCTTCCTTGGGAAGAAAAAAGATGTCTCCAACGGAAGATCGATTGTGAATTCTTCCGTGCAAGAGGGACAAAGCATTCCAATTTCAGTGTCCACCCCGAAAGGAGGAACGCTGATTTCGTTTCTCAGATGAGCAACATCGGCAATCGGCAATCTCTTCAATAGATGCTGGATTTCCTTAATCATCGTGACGCCTTCAAGCTCTTCCAGAAGCAACGCAGTTCGGTACAAGAGAGTGTCGTCTTCGCTCTGATCACCCCACTTAGAGATGCGTCGGTCTCGGTACTGCGAGATGGCTTGTTCGTCAGTACCAGTAGACAAGCGATAGCGATAGCTGAAGCCGCTCACTGGCAGGATGCCAGAAAGCTGATCTTGTCCGAAGTCTTCGGGACAGTCTTCCACGTCGAGCATGTTCAAGTCGATGACGGTCGAGAACTTGATACCACACTCTGGGCATTTGATTTCCACGTCGTATTCCGGCGTATAGGAAATACCACGCAGATAGATCAAAAGGTGCGTTCGGTCTGCCGACAGGAGATTTTCGGTGATGATGTTTTCCTGAATGCACCGCTGGAAGATCATGTCGATGGCCTTCCCTCTCTTGACAAATCGAGGGGTCGCCAAAATCTGCTCTTCTTCACCGGTCATCGGTCGCACATGAACCGTCTCAGGGATGTCGTCATAGAACTTCGCTCGGGACGGCCAAGTGAAGGTTTCCCAGTGATGCTGTCCAGCAAGCTTCTGCAAAGCCGCTTCCAGATTGTCAGTTCCGGTAACTCGGTAGGCTTGGCTGTCAGGAGTGGGAGTCTTTCCTGTGGCCGCACGGCGTTCTTGAAACTTGTTCTGGGCCTTGGGTCGCATCTGAGATGATTCATTCATCGGACGATTCTCAATATCGTCCATGTGCTGGCGTGCCCTCATAGCTGCTTGGAACTGTGGCGGTACATTGCCAGAGATCTCAAAAGGGGCATCCTTGGGAGTGAAAGGAGTCGGCGGTTCTCTGCCAGTTTCTCTGGCAACTGCCTGCTGCACATTTCTGATTTGGGCCAAGGGGTCGCCTTCCTGCGACTCTGGGACATTTCCCAAATCGTTCTCTGAAGCCTGATCAATTTCTTCACGACTGATCTTCTTCTGTTGTCTGTAGACATTATCGTCTGCCATATTCGTCTCCTTCACACTATGATGATTCAGATCCATCAGGTGTGAGTATTACAGTATGATCCTCTTGAATTTTTCCACCGTCGAGGAGCTTCTCTTTTACGACCGAGAGGCCCAGAAGTATTTGCCGACCCACATGTTCAGTCTGTTCGAACAGTGGCGGTTGGCTAAACGCCTACCAATGCTCCGTGATCTGGGAAAGGCGGCTGTGTTGGATGTCCTTAATGGACTCACCGACAGTGACGTTGCTTCATTGGAAGAGTATTTTGGTGACAGAATCTTCTTAGAGAAGCTCAATTATAGCATAGTGAGGAACATTAAGGTTCCGCTCAAAGATCAACAGGAGATCTGTAAAATTCTGTGCGAATTGGATGGGTTCAATTACTTCAGCACATGGCGGGACAGTGATTTCCTGTATGTAAGCTTCTGGCGATAGAAATGGAGGTCAAATGAAAGGCATCATCACATTCTACATCAACGTAGAAACGGCAGAGGAGGGCAAGAAACTGGAGTTTCTTTCCCTCATGAAACAAGCAAACACGGAACTGATCCAAAAATTGGAACAGCACGGGTACTGGGTTATGGTCGTTCCCGTTGAGAAGGAATCCAGCCGAATTGAGAAGGTTGACTTCGATCTGCCCTTCCCACGATATGTTCTGCCGCACATTGATCTGGCGGAACAAGAGAAGATCATGGACGAGATCAAAACCAAGGCCCTCAAAGATGTGGAGAACGAATGATTACACTAACAATGTTTATCTTGGCGACAATTGGCCTCACCAACATCCTTGTACACGGAAAGGTCTTGGATCTGATCAAGATCGGGGACAAGTCTCTGAGAGGTTGGATGAAAACTCCCAGCTTTCTCGGCGAAATGTTGGATTGCTACGAATGCACCGGCTTCTGGGCCGGGTTGCTCATGGGCCTGATTTTCTTCTGGGGATCATGGCTTTTTGTTCTGACAGCCGCTTTTGCTGGCAGCGTGGTCGCTCAAACTTACACCGATCTGATGTACCTACTACGGAGCAAGATTGATTTTGTAGTGGAGGATTCAGATGCCCAAGAAGAGAGAAACGGTTAAACGATACCTGATCTTTTGCGAACCCTGTTCGTTTAAGAAGGTGGTTGAAAGCGACAAGCCCGAGGATATGGTGTTGATCAAACGCAGTCCTGTGCCGGGCGGATCGCCACGTCTTGATGCGGCTACCAAACAGATTAAGGGACGACCCGTACAAGAACCAAAGACAATGTGCAAGTGCCCTCAATGTGGCCGTGGCGCAACACTCAAAGATCTACCGTCTGTGTACAAGATGACGTTTGAACAACTTGATGAGCAGGCACGATTGCGTGAAGAAGAACTCGAAAAACAACGACGCCTTGAAGATGGTCGGCCTCACGAAAGAAGGCCAGACCCAGACTTCATTGGATAAGGAGAAGCATGAAGAATTTTTGGTTGAATAGGAAGAAAGTGGAACCCATCGTGAATTTCGATTCGAGTGATTTGAAGATTTGGGGGACTACCTCAGCATTGGATCGTGTCTCTCTCAGAAGAGCCATTATCGTTGTGAAGAAAGAGGTCCAGCGGCTCGTTCGAGAGAATTTGTTCGAGCCAGAAGGGAAGCTGATCGCTGTAGTCTCAGACTATCTGTTCTCAATCATCGGCAGCAAATACATTCGTTCCTACCAAGTTTGTTCCGACTATACTCTGGTAATCTTTGCAGATGATGTAAGATTAAGGGTAACGTATGAAAAAACGAATCAGCATTCATGATGTGAAGCAGGCACTTCTCGATGAACGGTTTCGATCTAAACTACCAGAAAACCTACGAGAAGACGTTCAGAAGTTTCTGAAGAATCCGGGTTGTGCCTGCAATCATCCTATATACATCAGGGTGATGCAGAACGCACGCCCTCAACTGGTGGAATACTTCCCGACGAAGGAAACACCAACCGAAGAGGAAGCCAAGAAGGAGTTTGAAAGCCTCTCCAAGAACAATTGGCAAGTCATCAACTGTTCTGTCCACGAATTGGCAGGGGAGTTGAAGAAACTTGGTCCGGGGCGAAAGCAACTCGACATTGCACGATTCGAAGACCAAGTGACAGTAGTAGTGAATCACTTGGACGAAATCTATGGCTAACTTTTGGATTGCTCAGCGACATAAGATCATCTTATACATTGAAGCCATGCTGGCTAAGGATTCGATGTCCGTGCCGATGAGGTACATCCAGTTTGCCATCAACCACAATCGACAATTCCTTCAAGCCGACAACATCCAGTATGATCGTCAGGAGTTGATTGAGGGATGCTTCCTTCACTGTCGGTATCTCTTCTACTCCGATGCCAACGATCAGGCCAAGATGGATTCCGCTGCCCAGCGATACAACCGCTGGAAGAAGTCTATGACCGGGTAGGAGCATAGAAGGCGGCTGTCTGGAGCTTCTGGCAGGATTCGATCATCTTCTCGGGATATGCCCGGTACTTCGTCAGATCCATCGGCCACTTGTCTGTTCTGAGCCGTCTGGCCCCTAATTTCATAGCATCCCCGTAGAACGTCTGTGCTCGCTTGAAATCCCTTGACAGGTGATAGAAGGCATCTCCCATCAAACACCAGAACTCGGCCATCAGGGGCCTTTCTGAGAGGCATAGAGTGAGATTCTGAAGGGCTGGCCGGATCTTCTTGGAATACACAATGCTCGCCATGGCGTAATAGTACCGATTCATGATCGCCGACATCGAATTTGAGGGGTCCAGAGCCATGTAATGCTCCGAGATCGGCATGAACCTAGCCCAATTCCCTTGCGCCAGCAAGGTGCAGGCTTCATAGTACCACGGCGAAATGGCTGTTGGCTTGTCTTTCTTCCAACTCTCAATCCTGCGGAGAACATCATCGTAGTCCGTTCGGCCACTGGAATAGAAGACAGTGCCCACTTCCTCGTCACAATCTGAAATTAACCTCTCATAGACGGGATTTTGGAACTTGTGATTACGGCCCTTCCAGAATCGAACCTCTTTTGACACAACCTTGTTATTAACAATTGTTGCATATCGGTGGACGCCATCGCAGGAATCAATGAGATGGTGCCCTTGAACCAATGCTTCCCACGGTTCGATGAAGAAGTTCCAGCCCTCTGATCCCATAGAGATCAGATGATTTCGTGCTTCGTGGCGTGGTCGGTCGAGTTGTTCCACGAGGGCACCGTGATTCTGGCAAATGGCAACGGTGTCATCTGTGCTGCCGAGATCGGCGACCAAGATTTGATCCACGAACGAGATCGACTCAAGGGTTTTGAGGATTGTCTGGCTGTTGTTCTTGGTCAGAATGTGTGCGACGGCCATATTTCTCCTTGATCAACTCTTCGAAGGCTTCCGCTTCGTTGGTCCGATTACAATTTTTGTAATAGGCGGCGATGCGTTCATACGCCATCTTGGTCGGGCTGGCCTGCAAATCCGCATAGAGCCTTACTATGTTCATGTAAGTAAATGAGTTGCGGGGAAAAAGGATTTTCCTTCGGAAAAAGATTGCCGTGGTGCAGATATATAGATACCCATTTAGCACCCTGTTTCGGAGGACATCTTGGCAAGCGAATATCTGAACAACAAGAACTTCGAAGCGATCATCCAGTCGTTTCAATACCACAAGCGAGAGAAGTCTCGCTACGAATTGATCCTGAAAGATTTTGCAGAGACCCACCAACGCCGCCTTAAGAAATACAAAGATGATCTGAGGAAAGCCCAGCTTGAGCAAGCTTTGGGAGACTACCAAGAGTCGCTCTCAAACTTTAAGGGATTCCAAGATCAGTTGGCCTATGCGTTCTACTTGCTTTCTGAGAACATCGCCAACTACGCCAAGTTCAGCGGAATCGATGTAGACGACGCCGTACAAGAGGGCGTCCTTATTTGCTTTGAGAAGATCGACCGATTTGATCCTCGAAAGGGCAAAGCGTTCAACTACATGACGACTTGCATCTTAAACCATTACCGGCAGTTGTACCGAAGTGCTCGAAATTACAATGAATTGAAGAAGCGATATCACGTCTTTCTACAAGACAAGTTCGAAAGCGTGGTTTTCAGAAATGGCAAAGAACATTCGGGTCAATTCAAAAGTTATGTTGACCAAACTTCTTCTTCGTGGTAAACTTCTATGGATATGACAAATACCAGCGTAGCCAATCCGGTACACGCAATCGAAATGCAAGAAATTATACAGAAGCTCAAGGACAACGGGTATGGGGAGCTTGTCACCTGTCTCTTGGAAAACGAGACTGACTGCTACACCAAACGGGGTCGCCTTAATAAGAGTGCCACTTCTAGGAAGATGGGCTGGAAGTCCAAGCAACTAGAAGATGCTCTTCAGGGCATGAGAGAGATTCTCGGCAACGAGTTCTGTGATTTCATAGAAGAACAAGAAGAGGATGGCGACGAGGATTAGGCCCCGGCCCCAAGTCCATCGCCAGCCGCATCTTGTTCGATATATGCTCTTGCATAGCGAATCGTGATCTCGGCCATCAATACATCTGCTTGTGCGTAGTCCAGTGTTTGGAAGTTGAGTTGCTGAGGCCAGCAATCCTCAAAGATCCAGCTTTCGACTGTTCTACCGCACCCGTCAAGCATTCGTAACGAACACTCACGGATAAACCCGACTTGAGGGCCTTTCTCCGTGTTGGGCGGTCGAAATATGCCATCTTTGGGTTCGTACAGATTCTTGATCCATTCCCACAGTTTGTTTTCGTTCTTCTTGAGATCGAACACCGTGACTGTGATGGGCTTCCAATCCGGCTTGCCGGGGATGGCTACATCCTCGATCAAATGGCGGACGGGGATTTCTGTAAACGTCAGATGAGGACGTGCGGCTTTGGATGGCGGCAAAGCATTGATCGCATTCTTCTCGTCCCCAATGATGTTGTTGACCACGAAGATCCAGCGGTTCTGTCTCTTGCAGTATTGTCCGCTCTCAAGTCCAAATTGTAGTCCCATCTTAGCCATCGGCGCATCTCCATGAAAAAAGGCGGCGGCACAGAGTACCGCCGCCTTATATGATAGTATCGGGCACTGTCAGGATTCTTACGAACCACACGGCGTGCAGCAGTTCTCGATAGCAAAACTCGGGCAAATAGGTGTGTATCTGACACTGGAGTAACGGAGTGTCAAATCAATCGTGGCTTCGTCCGAAGTTGCATAATCCAAGTCACCAAAATTAACCGAGGTCGGCCACAGGTCCGCAAGCTCCCATACTTCGAGGAGCCCACCGCAACCATCGTACATTCTAAGGATTCCCACCGCTGCGTAATTATTCCTCGATGCCCCCATTGGAAGCTCTGTTGGAAGATGGAACGCATACACAGATGAAAGCCAGTCGAACAATGGCTTGCTGAATGATACGTTGGTTGGGTCGATGGCATCGATGTAAGTTACATTGATGGTTTCCCATGCGGCCTTCCCCGGAATCCAAGTCTTGGCGTTCAAGAAGTTGATTTCCGTTTCTTCGATACTGAGATTTGGGCGAGCAGCCACCTTGACAAAGTGCGGCGGCACTGACCGGCTGGAATCGCCACAAATCCCCTGTACCTCGAAGGTAAATCGGAACTTCCTCTTGAAAATGAGGTTTCTGAAGCCCAAAGGCCCAATACCCATATTTTGTGCCATACTTGATCTCCTTCAACTCCAGTTCGATTAGAACTGGAGGGCCTGTCCTCCCTGAGACGTAGAACCACAACCATTGCAGCAAGGCGTTGGCTGGAAGTCCGGGCAGAAGCTTCGGTAAACAACGTCCCAGTAACGGAGCGTCAATTCGATTGTTGCTTCGTCAGAAGCAGAGTAATCGAGATCGCCGAAGTTGATCGCTGTCGGCCAGAGGTGTTGCATCTGCCATTGTTCAAGCAGAACACCACAGCCGTCGTACATGCTCAGAACACCAGTAGCATCCCAGTCACGACGTGTGCCTTGTGTCAGGCGAATCGGGTCTGTGAAGTCATACATGGTAGCCAGCCAGTTCCATAACTGCTGCATTTCTGAGTGTGCTACGTCGATGTAGGTCACGGTGATGGTTTCCCAAGACGCTTTGCCGGGAATCCACATCTTACCGTTCAAGTGGTTGATTTCTGTTTCCTCAATACTGAGGTTTGGTCGTGAAGCTACCTTCACGAAGTGTTCGGGAATGACGTTTTTCTCGTTATTGCAGAACCCGAACACCTCGAAAGTCCAACGGAACTTTCTCTTAAAGGTGATATCGGGTTGGCCGATAACGCCAATACCCATCGGTTTTCTTTCAGCCATTGTTACTCCTGAATTTGATTAGATCTTTAGGATTCGCAGCCTTGGCAGGTTCCCTGTGGGTTTGCCATACATGCCACACCTTCGATCTTCGCTTTGCTGAATCTAAAGGTTACGTCGATTGTGCATTCATCGGACGATGAATAGTCCAAGTCGCCAAAGTTGACCGACTGGGGCCACGCATCTTGAAATGTCCATCGTTCCATTACTGTTCCGCAGCCGTCGAGCATCTCTAAGGTGCCCGTACCAGCCCATCCTCTCTTTTCTGACTGCGGCAAATCTCCACTTCCACTGGAGCCTGCTTCACCAACAGCTTTGTTGAAGTCGTAAACACTAAGAATCCAATCATAAAGCGGCCCTAGTTTTGAGTCGGCCACGTCATAATAGGTCACTGTAAGGGGTTGCCAGCGACCCTTGCCCGGAATCCAAGTGATTGCGTTCAGAAAATGGAGTTCTGTTTCATCGATATCCAACTGAGGACGACTCGCCACCTTAACAAACTGCTTTTCAACAGATTGCCCGTTGGGAGTGATCCACTCCATCAAATATCGAAATTTGCGTTTGAGGATGATGTTGGGTTGCCCTAGCTCCCCAATTCCCATATTTGCCATCTAACTACCTCTTCCTGAGAATCAAAGGTTTGGGGCTGGCGGGACCAGCCCCGGAACCTTATTTGATTAGAATGTATCTGCGTTCTCAGCGAAGCTTCCTGTTCGGTGGACTGAGAACTCGATGAAGATGAACTCCGCAGCCCGGATCGGGATGACGCCAACTCGTGCTCGCATTTCATTGCGGTCGATAACGTCTGGAGTATTCAGTTCTTCATCACACTTGACTCGGAAGTCATCTACGCCTCGTCCAACCTGAATCTCTGTGAGAATGGCGGTTGCGATTCTGATGAACTTCTGTCGCAAGATCTCGTCATGCGGATCGAAGAGCAACTGGCGAGAGGCCGCACGGATTCGTTTCTCGATCACGAACATGAGTCGTCTCACATTCACACGGTCGAGAGCCGTTGGGCGTCGTTGCAGTGTCTTCTGGCCCCAGACAAGGAAGCCGTCGAAGTCCACGAACTGCACAATCGGGTTGATTGCGTTTCTGTAGCCGTACATCAGGTCACGTTCTTCAAGCGTTGGTCGGCTGAAGACATCTGTGATCTGCGGGACGATACCTCGGGTCACACCGGCTGGTGCGAACCACGGGGCCGACAACTGATCGCTTCGAGCGATGGTAGCCATGATCGATCCCGAAGGAGGACACCACACGTCTACTCTGTTGAAGTTGTCACGCAGCTTGACCCACGGCCAGTACAGAGCACCGAAGTCGCTGTCGAATCGAGTGGTGTTCAGCGGGTGAGCACCATTCTGCC